TAGAAGGAAACGCCTGCACCTGTAGAGGTACTGGCCTTAACCGTCTGCGTTGGCATGTGGTTAGTCTTAACGATAGTAACACCCATGTACTCAAGAGTATCTGACAGGGCATTCATACCAGTATTGTAACCAGCACCAAGACCACCAGCCTGAGCAACACCACCGAACATGGGCTGCATGTTACCGGGATTTACACCTGTCGGGAACGTGCCGACAGTAGCGTTTGCCCTAGCAATACCAAGTGCGCGAATATCTTGGAACGCCTGTGGGGTTACGGCAGCGTAAACACCCTGAGTCGGACCATCGATTTCCTGAAGACGAACCATGTACCGCTCAAGATATGAGAGGAACAGGAGGGCAGCATTTGCCCGAGTCGTATCAGTAGTACCTGTACCAGTATGGCCAAGGTAGTTAAACGTAGCATTAGCTTCCAGATCGTAGGTACTAGCGGAAGTAAGATCCGAAGCGGATGCACCGAATGTAGCACCACCGAAGTTACCACCCTTGGAAACAGCAGGGCTACGTGAAGGCATAAATGCACCCTGAGCAATCAAAGATGCGATCTGCTTGTCACGAACATTAGCAAGAGCTAAGCCTGCCTGACGAGCCAGTTCGTTGCGGTATTCCCACTGCGTAAGCATGAGGGAGATATCATCAAGCTCGAAGTACGAAGCCATAGGCCGCGAATCGAGAGAGATATCGAACCACTGAGGATCAGAGATAGTCGAGCTATTCTCAAGTTCCTCACCAGCAAGCCACTGAGCCTTGTGACCAACAGTACCCGTGATAGGGAACCGCATAGTCGTACCACTAGTAATCTGACGAGTGGTTACAAGACCTTCAAAAATATTATACTGATCATAGGCGTTAAGAATCTCGCCGGACCAGATAGGAAGCCACATTTCCATGTTGCCAGTTTGGGCTGTACCATACTGACCAATAGTACTAGCAGAATCATTACCTGCTGCACTACCACCACGCGGCCAACCACCAGTCTGACCATATTCACCACCTGCGCCACCGTCTAACGGAAAAGCTGTTACATTATCAGCCATTGTAATTTCTCCTTTGAAATTAAATTAAATTAAAATCGCAGAGTAAATTATCCAATCGGATTGTCCCTAACGGGATCCTTTGGGTTTACCGATTGCGGTAACCGTGTTGATGAGAAACAATCATTCTCTGTTCAACAGCTTGTCTGAAAGCATTGTCGGTACGATACCGAGGATCATTAATTGCTGCTTTCATTTCAGCTTCCGAAGCAAACGCCTGCACCTGATTGGCAGCAGGATTTCTTGTTTGCCCATATGGAACGGCATCTTGTGTGGAAACACTTGGTTCAGGTGAAGTAGTCTGTTGAGGAACACTTTGCTGGTATCTAGCTTGAAGGCCAAGCAACACAGCTTGATTTGCATCAGTTTGCATTGCTCGATTCATCGCTTCGATTTCAGCTTGGGGCAAGTTCTCCCCAGCCCACTTTAAAATTAACTTTAGATTATCCGCACCGCCGACAACCTGAGCAGACTGGTTAAATGATTGCTCCTTCATTGCCATTCTGCCTCTGATTAACTGATCAACAACAACAGGATCGGCCTTAAGACGAGTCGCGATTTCCTGACGAGTAGCATCGGTAACATTACCGTGCAGATCAATCTCCTGTCCCCACTTAGCCCAATCCTCTTGGCTAACGCCTTCCGGGGCAGGTGGTTCTTCAGGTTTCTTGATCACAAGTTCATCAGGCATATCTGAAACATCAGGTTTTGCCTCTTCCTGTGGTGCTGGCTGTTTGGTTTGTCTTTCAGCCTGCGGGTCATAAGCCGGATTCTGAACACCAGTTTCCGAGTAATTCTTTTTTAACTCAGCAATCTCTTGCCGAGATTTTGTGTATTGTGATTGTGCTTCTTTGAGGGAATTGAACCACTCTTCTGCACTTTTAAAGTTAGATGGAATTGCTTGACCTTGTTCTTGAACATATCGAGTAAAGGCAGCACGTTCTTGTGTAGTTTGAGGATCCTCTGACGGAGCCTCGGGAGTAACAATATCCATTCCATCTTGAGGCTGAGTCTGTTGTGATTGTTCAGCCTGATTCATACCATCAGTCATATATTAATATCCTTTACGATTGTTCGTCTTCTTACGAGTCGTTTTCTTTTTAGTTTTATTA